TCTCCGTAAACTTCTAAAACCTCTTTTACAGCTTCGTGTCTCTCTATATCTCCTTTATGAAAATTAACAGCTGAAATATGTTTACTTTCACGTGACTCTAAATGATTAATAAAGTCAATTAGTCCGTTATCTTTCAGTCTATCTGCTTGTGCTAAATCACCAGTCACTACCATTTGACTTCCTGTGCCAATTCTAGTTAGCAACATCTTCATTTGGTTTGGTGTAGCATTTTGCATTTCGTCTGCAATTATGAAACTATTTTTGAAAGTTCTTCCACGCATATATGCAAGTGGTGATATTTCGATTACACCTTCACGTATCATGCCCTCAATTTCGTTAGCATAAAAATATTCTCGAAACACATCAAATATAGGCCTTGTCCAAGGTGCCATTTTTTCTTCTAGTGTTCCTGGTAAAAATCCAAGGTCCTCATCAGCACTAACTGCTGGTCTAGTAACAACAATACGTTCTACATTACCATCAAGAAATTCTTTAACAGCCGCCTGACATGCCAATAGAGTTTTACCTGTGCCGGCAGGACCTATACCGAAGACTATGTCTTTGTTCCGGTCCATTAACTCAAGGATGTATTGTTCTTGGCTTCGATTTCTTGGAAGTATTTTTACGTATCGTGACTTTTGAGGCAGGAAATTATTCAGTTTAACTACGTTGTTAGTGATATGTGCTTGGCGCTTTGCTTTCGCTTTTCCCATTAAGTCCTCCTGTATTGAGATATGCAACAGGGATAACCTTTGCAGGACTCCCTGCAAATGTATTTAGTCTCAAACTCATGTTATTAGTAGTAAAAAGCGATAAATAACTGTAACAAATTATAGACGGGGAAACCATGGCCAATATTTTAGACGAACTAGATGTAATTAAAAATATAGAAAGCATTTATGAAAGTGATAATGCATTTAATGTGCTTAAAGATTTTGAGCGTGTTTTAGACGAGCTTGACATCTATGTTTACAAAAATTGGGAAGATGGCGAACTAGGTGAAGGTCCGACTATTGATCGTCATTGGGTAACTGCTAAATTCTTTTGGCCAAAAGAAAAAATGCCAGACCCAGACGGAGCAAAAAGATTATTAGATTATGATTGTAAAATCGGTTACCAACGTAGCAGCTTGCTCAAACCAAGAAAAATTATGAAGCCTGAAGATATTCGTCCAGGAACAAAACTTGGCAAATTAGATAGACATCCTATTTGGGTCGTAGAAGTAAAGATGCCCAAAAAACTGTTGGCTGATCTTTATGGTGCTAGTTTTGAGGATTTAGATGTAAAAGATACTACTCAGCAAGTTGATGCAGCAGCACAGCCTGCAGAAGCACCAGAAGCAGGGGAATTAGAATAATGGGGTTAAGAGAAAAAGATTTAATTGACCTAGTGGTTCCTATGTTTGAAGTAGATAGCTACAAAAGCAAAATGGGTAGCGATCAAGATATTTGTGTTGTTAGTTTTAATGTAACTGAAAAAGCAGCAGCAGACGATTTGGTAAAATTTATTGAAGGCGGATACAGCTTTGTTTTAGATGCAGATGCAACTTCTGGTGAACAGAGTGATGGCTACTATAGAGTATTTGTAGAAATTGAACGTGATCAAAAAGTTCCAGAACAAATAATGGAATTGGTAGACGGTGTAAGTAGGCTAACTGGTAAGCCGTTTACTTATAGATACTACAAAGCATTTAAGCCTCAAGCAGCTACACTAGAGTCATTAACAGCAACCGTCCCAGTAGATAAAGAATCCTATGATGAACTTGTAAATGAATCTAATATGAATAATTTCAAAAACTTTTTTAGCAATAGTTTTGTTGAAGAAATTTTTATGGATGAAAATGACTTAGTAATTAAAAAGATTTATGCAGATCCATTAGGATTTGAAGTTAAAGACTTTGGGAAAACAACAGATATTGTAGAAAGTATTGAAGACAAAATTAATATTAACGATTTTGCAGAAACAATGTATCTTACAAAATATTTAGGTAATTATAATATAACAAAATTTGGCACAAAAACGATAACTTTAGAAAATAGAGGATATACACTAGTAGTCGAGAGAATATGATACCATATATATACTGTCAAAATTGCGGTCGGACGTCACATTGTGGTGAATCACAATATATGTCATTAGAACGCACACCTGGATCAGAAGAGTCGCCAACTATAACAAAAATATGTAACACCTGCAGATGCGACAACTGCACCCCACAACAGAAGGAACATCAACATGGGTAAAGAGCATTTCAAATTTAACTTTGAGCCAGACATGGCTAGAGAACTTGTCAATAGGAACGATTGGAAAGAATGGTATGAAGCAATGTGTGAAATACTTCCACTATGGGAAATTGATACTGTAGAAAGAGTAGCAATGTTTATTGCACAGTGTGGACATGAAAGTGGCGGATTTAGAGTTTTAAGCGAAAACTTAAATTACAGCGCACAAGCACTTAATTCAATTTTCCCTAAGTATTTTAAAAGAGCAGGAAGAGACGCAAATGAATATCACAGACAACCTGAAAAAATTGCTAATGTCATTTATGCAAACCGTATGGACAACGGAGGTCCAGAAAGCGGTGATGGCTGGCGTTTCCGCGGAGGCGGCATACTTCAGCTTACTGGTAGATACAACTACACAAAATTTGCAGAAGCAGTAGAAATGACAGCTGAAGAAGCAGTAGATTATGTGCGCACCAAAAAAGGTGCGTTAGACAGTGCTTGTTGGTTTTGGGATACAAACAATCTAAACAAATGGTGTGACGATATGGATATTGTTGGTGCTACAAAACGCATTAACGGTGGAACTATTGGACTAGATGATCGTAAGAAGCATTACCTACATGCTATGGATGTATTAGGTGGTGACTTTGAAGCACCAGAAGAAAAAGAGCTTAATCTAAATCAAACTATACGCAAAGGCAGTAAAGGACCATTGGTTGCCGAAGTTCAAGAGAAACTTGGCATAGCACCAGCAGACGGTATCTTCGGACCAGGCACAGAACGTCAGGTAATGAGATGGCAAGAAAGAAATGGTTTAACAGCTGACGGTATTGTTGGTCCAAAAACATTGGGAAAGTTATTGGGGTAGGCATGGGTGCCAAGTTAGCTATTGTTATGTTTATGCTGCTCTTAGGAGCAGGAGGTATAGGTTATTGGTATTATAACGATACACAAGCACGTATGGCTATCCTACAAGAAAACAATGCAAAACTAAACACCGCAGTTGAATTAAACGAACAAACTATAAGTTCGCTAGAGAAGGATTACGCAAACGCATCTAGCGAACTTGCAAGTTTAAACGAAGCATACACTGCTATACGCAGACAAAATCAACAACTAGCAGACAAACTGCAACAAATTGATTTGACAGCAGCGGCAATCGCAAATGCTGAAGGCATTGAACGTGCAGTAAACAGAGGCACTTTAAATGCTGGTAGATGTTTTGAACTTCTATCGGGGGCAGAATTAACTGAAAAAGAAAGGACAGCACAAAATGGCATCGCTTTTAACAAAGAGTGTCCTTGGCTTTACGATACTTATAAGTCTCGCGGCCTGCTCGACCCAACCCCAGCAGATTGAAATTAGCACAAAACCTGTTGAAAAACCAACACTGGTTTTACCTCCAGTTGACGAACTTAACATGAAAACAGTTGAATGGATTGTTATTAACGAAGCAAACGTAGATCAAGTTATTGCTAAACTACAAAGTGAAGGTAAAGCATTTGCATTATACGCACTCACAGGTGATGGTTATGGTAATTTGAGTTTGAACTTCTCTGACATTAGAGCATTGGTTCAGCAGCAGCAAGCAATCATAGCAGCATATGAAGGCTACTACAAGGAGGCAGAACAAGCACTTGATAAAGCAGTCATTGTGGACAATTAGTTTTTTTGCAACCCTAGTCGGATGTAACGCATCACAACTTCCAGATCCAGTAAGCACAGCTCATGATTATATTGGGCTTAATGAATATCAGAATAGAAAACAAATAAGAGAGTTTGTAGGAGTCGATCCTGTAAACACGGAATGGTGTGCGGCATTTGTTAATGCTGTGCTCGAACTAGACGGTATACCAGGTAGTGAAAGTGTAAGTGATGTTCCACTTATGGCACGTAGTTTTCTCGAGTGGGGAGAACCTGTGAATCCAGAAGATATACAACGTGGAGATGTTGTGATATTTCCAAGAGGCAACGAAGGTTGGAAAGGACACGTTGGATTTTTTATAGCAGAAGAAGACGGGCGTTGGATAATACTTGGCGGCAATCAAAGCAACGAAGTAAGATATGACTTCTACAATCCAAGTGATGCTTTAGGCATACGTAGGTATAAATACACACAGTTAATAGAGGGCGAAATAAATGTGGGAAATGTTAGAAAGGATGGCCAGTGATAGGCTGTGGATTTACACGGCACTAGCAGGCTCCGTATTTGGTGCTATATTTGTCGCATATATCAGCACAACACGAATAGGTCTATGGGGTTATGCCCAAGTAGACAAAGCGATAGATTATCTTGTAGAACGTTGGGGACTAACATGGCTAGAACAGCCCGAAGACGCATGGCGTAAAAAGTATCCAAAGATCACAGCAAAGATAGATTCAATTGAGGCAAGACTAGACAAATTGGAGGGTAAGAATGCCAAGAAGAAAACTTGAAGACTTGGACGCAGCACCAGTAGAAGAAACAGAAGCAGACGCTGAAGTTGTAGTTCCAGCAAGTAGCACAACAGCTACCAAAAAAGTAAAACTAGACCTAGAAGTAGATACAAGTGTAAAAGACCTAGGACCTAATCCTTATGCTAAAGTAATACACCTAGCAAGGGCTGTAGATGCTTGGAGAATCTTTCCACGTATCTTTATCTCAACATACATTTACTTGTTATACAGATGTGTAGTTTGGTATATGGAACTGCCAGATCCAACACTGGAACAATCAGGGCTAATCAGTGTGGTTGTAGGTGCTGGAGCAGCATGGTTTGGACTTTACGCCGGAACTAGCAAGAAGTAATACCTGAGTAAATAAGTAATAGTATGGACTATTACAGCATACTGGGTATCAACAAACAAGCAAGTCAGGATGAAATTAAAAAAGCATATCGCAAACAAGCGATGGCTAACCATCCTGACCGCGGCGGTGACAGTGGCAAGTTTGCGCAAATAAACGAAGCATACGAAACACTGAAAGATCCTAACAAACGTCAAGCGTATGACAATCCGCAAGTAAGGATGAATACTAAAACATTTGATGCTGGAGATATGAACACCATATTTGAAGCTATGTTTGGAAGAGGTCCACGCCCTCAACAACAAAGAAATCAAGATGTAAAAATTGGTATTAGAATTTCACTTGCTGATGCTGCAACAGGAAAAGATATATTAGCAACTTACAAATTGCGTAATGGTAGAGAAAGCAGTGCAAGTATTAGAATACACCCAGGTGTAAATGACATGGAAGTTATAAGATTTCAAGGATTAGGAGATGCTACTCATCCACAACTTCCAAGAGGAGATTTACTAGTCCAAATTCGAGTGTTATCACATAATAGATTCGAAAGAGACGGAAGAAATTTAAGAACAAATTTAGATGTAGATGTGTTTGATCTAATGCTAGGCACAACAATGATTATAGATAAGTTGACAGGAGGTCCTTTACGTGTTACAATACCTAAAGGAACCAATCCAGGAACAGTATTAAGTGTAGCTGGACACGGTATGCCAGACCCAAGAGCTGGTAGAACTGGCAACCTATATATACACTTAAAAGGAATACTTCCTAAATTAAATACTATACAAGAAGAAAAGGTAAAACGTTTATATGATGAACTTAATAATGGCTCCTGATCCTATGTTGGAAAAAGGAGTGGATAAATTCGAAGCTAGTTATTTTGGGCACCCTGCTCCTACCGCTTTAGACATGATTGATGTTATGAACAAATATGGCGGGGTAGGTTTAAGTGCAAACCAAGTTGGATTTCCTGCACAAATTTTTGTTATGAAAACATATCTAAATAAAAAATATGGTTCCCCTTTGGTTGTTATGAATCCAATTATAAAAGGACTAAGTAAAGAAATTGAACAAGGTCCAGAAGGGTGTTTAAGCCATCCGGGTTTAATAATCAAAGTAAGACGTCCAATTAGTTGCATTGTTGAATTTGATACCTTGACAAATGACTATAAAGATGTTATAAATGTAGAGATGAAACTTGATGACATCGATGCAAGAATCTTTTTACATGAATATGATCATTTGCATGGCATACAATTTATTGACAGAGTTAGTAAATTTAAAGTAAAAAGAGCTGAAGAAAAAAGACTTAAAGATATAAAAAAGGCAATCAGAAATGGTAGAACCTAGCACAGAATTACAAGCAGTTTTTGACAAAGCAGTGAATGATGCAAAAAAGTTAAATCACGAATACGTGACACTTGAGCATTTGACATATGCAATGCTTTGCGAAGAAAACTTTCAGCAACACATGGAAGACTTTGGTGCTGATAGTAAACTGTTAAAACATAATCTTGAAAACTATCTTAAAACAAAATTGGATACTATCAAAATTGATTTGAATGATGTTTCTAAAAAATGGAAACCAAAGAAAACACAAACAGTTGAGCGTGTTTTGAATAGAGCATTTGCACAAGTTTTATTCCAAGGTAGAAACAGGATTGAAATTTCTGACGTATTTTTAAGCATACTCGGTGAAAAGCGCAGTTATGCATATTTCTTAGCGCAGCAAGCCAACATACAAAAATCAGACTACCAAGCATATGTAAACATTTCGGAAAATGCTGAAGAAGATTACGAAAGTCAGGAAAATGCTGGTGCTGCAAATCAAGCTATTAGACAATTTACTTATGATTTAAATGCAGATGTGAAAGCAGGTAAAATTGATCCTGTGATTGGTAGACATGACGAATTAGATATGGTTGCACTTGCACTAGGTCGCAGAACTAAAAGTAATGTGCTTATGGTAGGCGATCCAGGTGTTGGTAAAACTGCTATTGCAGAAGGCCTCGCATGGAAAATTGTAAATGGACAAACACCAGACTTTCTAAAAGAATATAATGTTTATGCACTAGACATTGGAGCCATGCTTGCAGGTTCAAAATATCGCGGGGACTTTGAAGAACGTTTTAAATTAGTGCTTGCTGGTTTACAAAAGAAAGGCAAGACCATTATGTTCATTGACGAAGCACATATGATTTCAGGTGCTGGCGCCGGTGGCAGTAATAGTTCAAACGATCTTGCTAACTTGTTAAAACCAGCATTGAGCAAAGGTAACCTAAAAGTAGTTGCAAGCACAACTTGGGAAGAGTATAGAAAATACTTTGAAAAAGATCGTGCATTGATGCGTAGATTTCAACGTGTAAGCATTGATGAACCAAGTGAAGAAACTACAATTGAAATTTTACATGGTATTAAGGGATATTACGAAGAATTTCACAATGTGCAAATTACAGATGAAGCAATCAACTCAAGTGTTAAATTAAGTGTAAAGTATCAACCAGATAAAAAATTACCAGACAAAGCAATTGATTTGATTGATGTTGCTGCAAGTAGATTTAAGGTCAAAAATCAAACTGAAAATCTGATTATTAAAGAAGAAAACATTCAATATGAACTTGCTAAAATGGTTAAAATACCTGAAGAACAAGTTGCTGAAAGAGAAACAGAAAATCTTGCACATCTTGAAAAGAATATGAAGGGTAGCATCTTTGGACAAGACAAAGCAATCGAAAGTCTAGTGGATAAAATACTTGTAGCACAAGCTGGATTAAAACCAGACAATAAACCAATTGGCAGTTTTGTGTTTATGGGTCCAACAGGCACAGGTAAAACAGAAACAGCTAAACAATTAGCACATCATCTTGGAGTGCAACTAGTGCGATTTGATATGACAGAATATCAAGAGAAACATTCAGTTGCTAAGTTTATTGGTGCACCTCCAGGCTATGTTGGCTTTGAAGATGATGCAGGACAGTTGATTGTAAAATTACAAGAAAATCCTAACTGTGTATTGCTGTTAGATGAAATTGAAAAAGCTCACCCAGACGTTGCAGCAGTGTTGCTACAACTTATGGATAATGGTATGGTGACAGGCAGCAATGGTAAAGAAGCAGATGCACGTAATTGTGTGCTTATCCTAACTACAAACTTGGGTGCGCAAGAAGCAGAAAAAAATAATATTGGATTTACACAATCACTTGCAAAAGAATACGAAGATACTAGCATGAAAGAATACTTCAAGCCTGAATTTAGAAATAGACTTGACGGTGTAATTACATTTGCTAAACTTGGCAAAGAAGTAATGATGAAAATTGTTGGTAAGTTCCTTGCCGAATTACGTGATCAAGTTAAGAATAAAAATGTGAAAATTTGTGTTACTGACGAAGCATTAGATTACTTGGTAGATAAAGGATTTGATCCTAAAATGGGTGCAAGACCTTTACAACGTGTAATTGACGAAGAAATAAAACGCCCATTAAGTAGATCATTACTGTTTGGCGATTTGAAAAACGGTGGTAGTATTACAATTAAATATACAGATAAAATTGAACTGGAAACCAATGCACACATCTGTGAAGAAATTTGAAACAAAAAAATTACACTATGGCAAATATCTATATAAGGTTTCAATGCGTTCGCAATTGGCACATATATTCAGAACAGAATTGCAACGTAAAGGCAATTTGACTTATGCAAGTAGTGAGCTTTTTAAGTATAGTGAATTGCACAAACAAGGTAAACCTTTACTTAAAAAATCTTGGAGAACTGAAGAAACTATTACCTTAACTGATTTCTTAAACTGTCAAAAAATTTATAGATATTTGATAAATTGCAAAGATTATCTTGTTAGATGCGAATATAGCACACTAAACATTTACAGTAACAATTTATCATTTATTAAAAAGTTTACAGCATTAGAAAATTGTGAACAATTCTGGGAGCCTGATCCTGAAAGTATAAATTTTTTAATGAACAACACCAACGTTATTATTAGTGACAAACCTGTATACTATAAACTGAAAGTTACATTTGGCCGCAAACCGGCTACTAAAGAATTAGGTAAATGGTTGATTGCAAACGCTGATAAGGCTCGTTGCGGTCCTGTATTGCTTGATAATCTATTAGAACAAGCACGTTGGATCAAAGGACAGTATATATTTGTTAGAGATGAAAAAGTATTGTTCATGATACAACTTATATGTGGCGATAATATTAGCAGAGTCGATAAATTAGTCTACAAAGATGATATAGATAAATAGTATATACTAGTTAAGGACTTATCATGGAACACTTTGTAAGAATTGTCATGGAAAAAACTGACAACATCCAGATCGACGAAAGCATTTGGACAGAACAAAACATCTACGAAAACAACAATATTTCATATATTGAACTACCTCTACCTAAAGAGTTAAGTGAAGAAGAATCTGACGAATATGCAAATCGTTTAGCAAACTATATGTTTGAACAAGGTCATGAAGACTTTGATATTGAAATGATTCACAACGAACAAGCTATTGATGAAGAAACATATGATGGAGATGAGTTTTTTGAAGCATATGGTGTTATGTGGTTCAACGAAGATGACGATTTAGACGAAGCAGAATATCAAGGACGCAAAGTTTCACTAGGCAAACCAATGCGTGGCGATGTTAAAAAGTTTAAAGTGTATGTAAGAGATCCTAAAACAAAAAACATTAAAAAAGTAAACTTTGGCGATCCTAACATGAAAATTAAAAAGTCCAATCCAGCACGTAGACGTTCATTCCGTGCTAGACATAATTGTGATAATCCAGGACCAAGAACAAAAGCTCGTTATTGGAGTTGCAGAAAATGGTAATGATCAATGAAATATTTGATAAGAAGTCCGTTAACCAATTAAAAATTGGAGACGAACTTCCTTTTGATGTTATTGAAGATGTTTTATCATACATGCGCAATGACAGCAACTTCTATAGAAAAAATACATATCCTGCAATGTGTGATGTGCAAGAAAAAGTTCAAAACGGTGGTAAATTCAGTAAAAAGTCATTGTTTCCAATGATAGAAAAGGCATGTGAATCTTATTGTGCAGAATATAATATTCCTAAACGTCACGAAGAACTTATGTCTGATGCCGATAAAATGGAATGTGCAAGTAGATTACTAAACGCAGAAAAAGAAGCCTTCCGTAACAAGGAGTATTAATGCGTTACAGAGAATTCAAGATACTTACAGAAGCTAAAGTAGGCAGAGAATACCAGCATCTTGAAGATCTTGTTTTCGTAGATGGCAGTGCCGGTGCACAAAAAGCAGCAGACATACTAGACAAACTCGGTAGTGACTCAGGAGATGTTGCTATTAAATGGGACGGATATCCTACAATGTATTGGGGGCGTGAACCAGATGGGCGTTTTGTCTTGGTTGGCAAAAACGGTTGGGGTCGTAACAAAAGTTATAGTGCAGACAATCTAAGTAATTTTATTAGAAATACAGGCAAAGGCGAAGAGTGGCGTGATAGATTTGCAAACGAAATGAGTGCAATTTTTAATGTAATGAAAAATGCTACTGATCCTAACTTCCGTGGTTATATATATGGAGATATTTTATACCATCCAGGAAAGCCGGTAATAAAAACTGATAGTGGATATCAATTTACACCTAACCTTGTTACCTATACAGTAGATCCTAGCAGCAATTTAGGCAAACGTATTGGCAACAGTCAAGTGGGAGTTGTTGTGCATACCAAATATGACAACTTTGGTGATAATAGTGGAACACCTATTAGTGATGTAAAAGCATTTAACAATAATGATGCAGTAGTATTAGGACAGACATATGTAACACATCAACCAAATGTAGATACTGGTAATGTAGATAAAATTAGAAAGTATGCAAACACCCATGCTAAAGCTATTGACAGTTTCTTAGCACCTGTTGCAGGGTTAGGTGATATGAAAAATATAATTTATACATATGTTAACCAAACCAGTAGAGCAGGTAATCTACAACAGTTGGATAAAAACTTTTTTAATTGGCTAGAAACAAGCAAAGTAAGTGCAAACAAACAACAAAAAATTGCAGCAATGAATGATCAAAATCCAAAAGCACTACCTGCAATATTCAGTCTAGTAAAACAAATAATGGCAACTAAAGACGATATTATACAACAATTAGATGATGCTCCAGCAGATGTAAAACAAAGCACCAAGGGCGAAAAAGGCGGCGAAGGCTATGTTGCATTAGGAAGCAAGACAAAACTTGTGCCAAGAGCAAGGTGGACACCGTCATGAAATTTAAAGATATTAAAGAAGCACCAAAAACAGCAGTTCTAGCATTTGGACGTATGAATCCTCCTACAATAGGACACAAAAAACTTGCAGACAAAGTTGCAAGCCTACCAGGTGATTCATTTATTTTTGTAAGTCAAAGTCAAAAGCCAAAAACAGATCCACTTAGTTTTGCAGATAAACTAAAATATGCAAAAGCAAGTTTTCCAAATGTAACAGTTGGTAGTAGTGATGTAAAAACAATTATACAAGCATTACAAAAAATAGAAAGCATGGGTTATGATAGTATTATCTATGTTGCTGGAAGTGATAGAATAGAAGATTTTACAAAACTTATAAACCAATACAATGGTAAAGAATATAACTTCAATAAAATAGATGTTGTGAGTGCAGGCGAACGCGATCCAGATGCTGAAGGTGCAGAAGGCATGAGTGCAAGTAAAATGAGAGCAGCGGCAGCAGCAGGTGACTTTGATAGTTTCAAACAAGGCGTTGCTAATCCAAAAATAGCACAGCAAATGTTTACCGATGTTAGAAAAGGAATGGGCATTACTGAAATATTAGGCTTTGTAACAAAGCACCCTAAACGTGCAACTACTAAAAAGAAACCAGAAAAGTTTGAACCAAGTATACAAGATAAAATTTCTGCTAGAAGAAAAGCAGCAGCTAAAGGTGATAAAGATGCTTGGAAAAGTAAAACAACAAACGAAGCATACAAGCTACAACTAGAGCGTGGGAAAGAAATGGATGTTCTACACATTGTAGACACTAAAACCGGAAATCGCACAGAGGTTCGTGGCAAACCAAACTATGAAATTAAAACAGACCTTACTGACAAATTACATCAGTTGTTAAATAAATTAGGAAAAGCAGCAAACTTTTCTGAACTAATAAATGGCGAAGTAGTTACTATCAACCCTAAACATCCAGATGCTGCCAAAGCAAAAGCAGCAACAGACAAAGCATATAATGAAAAATCATATAACAATCATGTAGGACATGATGATTTGTTAAGTATGCCTAAGAATACACTTGTTATAGATACTCCAGGTGATTTGGACTGGTATAAAATTGGTCAACACTTTCCAACATTAAACAAAGCTGATCCAAGAGAGTTTGGTCAAGGTGACAGCGATATGGTTATTACTTTTGCTAGTGATAAAGAAAAAGAAGTATTTCTTAAATTAGCAGCAAGACTAGGATTAAAAGTTAAAGACATTGGCGGTTCTGTTGATCATCCAGAAATACACAGTGAAAGTTCACAACTAGATAGTCTTAGAAAATTTGTAAAGTCTCAACGAGAAGCACCTGATCAAGTTCTTTATCAAATGATGATGGCTCCGGATACTTATGGACACGCCGCATCAAACTTTGTAAGAAGTTGGTATGAGCGCACAAAAGAAGAAAATGGCTTAAATGATGTAGATTCAGCGTTAGAAATAATGGTTGACGAACTTGGATTGAATGAAAACTTTGCTGATGGTAAGAAAAACGAAGGCGCAGAAATAACTATGTGGACTAATCCCGAGTATCAAGGCGCAGACGTTGATGACAAATATTATAAAAAGCAACCAGTAAAAATAGTAGACGTATCTAAACTAACACCGTTTGAACCTGCTGATAAAATGGATCCCAAAGACAATCACGACAACATGATGAGGTTTGTTGATAAGATTAAAGCAGGTGAAAAAGTTAAGCCTATTGTAATTGTGCCACACGAAGGTAAGTTACTAATTGTCGACGGACATCATAGATACTTTGCTCATAAAAAAGCAGGTGTAGATAAGATACGTGCAGTAATCGCAGACCCAAAAGATTTAACTTGGCGTGATGATGTTCCGGAAAGTGTAAAAGAAAACTTTGCAGACGGTAAAAAAAAAGGTAAAAGCAGACCAGGGCGTGTAAAACGTGCTGGTGCTAGTTGTAACGGTAGTGTTACAGCATTACGTAAAAGAGCAAAAAACAGCTCAGGTGAAAAAGCGAGGATGTATCACTGGTGCGCAAACATGAAGGGCGGGAAGAAAAAGTAGTAGATCTATATCCAGATGGGTATAGTATAACGTGGAGAGAACACGAAGATATGAGTGTTGACGACATAGAATGGTCACATTACATTGCAAAGTATAAAGAACACGAAGCAAATAGAACAAGCACAAACGAAAGAAACAAATACTGGAATGAATATAGAAGATCTAAAGAAGCTGGCGGGGATAAATGAATTCAAAGGATATACTGAATATACTCCTGAGAACATTAGTGCTGCCGCTGCTGAAAAAAGAAAGATTGAAAAGAAAAAAGGCATTAAGCCTGGCGACCCAGATTGGTTTAAACTATGGTTTAGTTTACCTCATATGACAGGACCAGTGCAATTTAGAGGACGTAAAAAATGAAAATGTCTGACTTGTTTGAAGATGGCAGAATTGTAAAAGGTGTAAACACTACAGCTGATGTTGGGGTCAATCAAACAAGTATTGAAGCAGCTAAATTTGGCTTCAAAGTAGACAAAGACGGTAAACCACCAACACATAAAAACAATGTCAAAGGTAAAAAAACAAATGTTTTGTTTAATCTAGGAATGACAGAAGACACACAACCTCGTTATACTGCACTTGAATGGAGTTTGATGGAAGGCGGACACACACTCGAAGAACCTGAAGAAAAAGTAAAGTTATTTGATTGGGCTAAATACTAACATGAGACTAAGAGAGACATTTAAGGCACCGCCGTTCTTTTTATTTGTTGCTGACCTACGTATTAGACAGAAGTTCTATTCGCAGGCTATAAAAGTGCAGACTAATGCACGTAATGCTATTGAGGCTAAAAAGCAAATAATGGCACAGTATGGTCCTGATACTAAAATCTTATCTATTAGGAGAAGCAAATGAAATTGCGTGAAATTACAGGTGGGGGAGTAAACGCTGATAAAGTTAGAGGAAAAGAACCTGCTCCTAAACTTAGAAAACCCGGTGGTAATGAAACACCTCATCCTATGCGTGGAAGATTGGTTGGCGAAGATCAACAATTAGACGAAATAGCACCTGCAATATATGCAGCAGTTATGTGGATATTAAATTACTCAGCGAGAAGAGCAGCATGGCCAGTATTAAGATGGGTAATAAAAAGACATATGGGTAAAATAGCAATAGGAGCAACAGCAGCCTATTATATTGACCAAGGTTGGGATTGGGTAGTAAGCGTTATTGGTGAAAAATATGCTCAAATGCTGATTGATAATAAATTTGAAATAGGCATGGCAGTTGCTCTTATCCTTGGTGCAGTAGCACTTCAAAAGTTTTTTATGAAAAAAGGCGACGATTTAGTTGCTAAGTATCAAGAAAACATAAACGAGAATGTTTCTGGAGCAGTTGCTTCTGTTGCTATGCCTATAGGTGATATGAGGCGTAGAGGTGTTGCACCAAAACGCAAAGCAAAAAAGAAAAACAGATAAATAGTAGTAACCGGAGAATACTATGACTAACGAAAACCACGAAATGGATCCAAAGCACAGAAGCATTGCTGCAATGGGTCGTAAAATGATTGATATGAGTTCCAACATGACAGGAACTGATGACAACACACTTATGATGGCAAATGCACTATCACGTTTAGGTGATACACTTACCAATTACGGTGCAAATTTTGGTCCAAAGAATCTCAACGATGTGATGAAAATTACAGGTATGAGCAAAGAAATTATACAGTCGTTAATCAATAAAGTAAAAGCAGAGCCGGCTGCTGAAGCTGTTAGTGAAGGACTTGCAGATATGGCTGATATTGCAGAACGTGATCACGAAGTGCAAATGGCTAGAGCAGAACTATATAAAATTGCAAAGTATTCTATCAAACTACACGAAATGCTCAAAGGTGTAAGTGAAGCAGAAGGCATTGAAGGCTGGATGCAGAGCAAAATTACCAAAGCAGCAGATTACATTGGTTCGGTTTATCACACACTTGACTATGATAATTCACCTATTGCTACTGAAAGTCACAAGTTTACAATGAGCGACGAAGATGTAAAATCATATAAGTCAAAACTCAGCGAAGATTTTCAAAAAAAAAGAGTGAAAAAGTAGACGAGATTTTACCAGCACTTGCATGGACTGCTGGTAGAATGGCTGCTACACATCTAGCAAAAAAAGCAATCAAAAAAATGGCAGCAAGAAGCGCAGCTAAAAGTGCAGCGTTTGCTCCTAGTGCTTTGAATAAAGATGAACCTACTCCAGAAAGAACACTAACTAAAGGCGAAGAAAAGAAAAAAGAAAAATACGTCAAAGGTATGAAAAAATCCAAAGGCGATTTTGAAAAACGATATGGCAAAGATGCTAAGGCTGTAATGTATGCAACAGCAACAAAAATGGCAAAGAAAAAAGGATCAAAATAATGAAAATTATGGAAGTAACAAACAATACTTGTCCAGAATGTGGCAAACCTAGCTATACTATACTGCCTGAAGAAAAGCAAAAAGGCGTAGATGGAAAAGTATGCTGGAAAGGCTACAAGCGCATGGGCACCAAAATGAAAGGTGGCAAGCGTGTGGATAACTGTGTTCCTATCAAAAAGTAATCATTGACTTATCGCATATAATCGTATATAATCGTATAAAAATAAGGAGTAATATATGAGCGATAGAGTATATGGCGCTGAAGAAAAAGCCAAACTAGAACGACTAATTAAAGAAGGCGTTACTGTATTACAAGAAATTGAAGATCTACAAGGCGGATTAAAAGAAACTGTTAAAGCAGTCGCCGAAGAACTGAATGTAAAACCAAGTCTAATCAACAAAGCAATAAAAGTTGCACAAAAGAATGATTGGTCACGCCATCAAGACGAATTTGAAGATTTAGAAACCATTGTTGCCACTACTGGCTATGACAAAGAATAAGTAATACAGTAGGAGTTAGAATATGCAACAAGGACACATTAAGCCATGCTGGCAAGACCAACAATTTTATAGTTTACCTTATGAAAGTGCAGGAGGCTATGGCGGTGATGAGTATATTATGTATGGACACGATCCATACAAAGTGATTATTAATAACGATGTCTATGTAGGTCCTAAAGACATCATGCCAGAATTCTACAAAGATGTTGTTGCACAACTTCCAAAACACGACCATCACGAAGTAGCATTTTATAGAACACCTCCTGCTAATATATTACCATTGCATAAAGACATGTATGCAAACTTTATGAAAATACACAATATCACTGATGTAAACACTATTACACGTTATATTGTATTTTTAGAAGATTGCAAACTAGGTCACTATTTCCATGTAGAAGATACCTGTTTATGCAATTGGAAAAAAGGTGATTGGATTAGTTGGACTGGTAGTGCACCACATGCTGCATATAACATGGGAATTGAGCATAGATTTACACTACAGGTCACTTGCTTTGATAGATGAAAGTAATATATTCTGTTGACGAAGATGGCATTGTTGAGCCTGAACTAAAATGGCATGATCATGATGCAACAACAGAAATACATTTTGTATTTTACACTGAAGAAGGGTTAGATTTAACCGGAGTGCCAGGCAAGCTGTATTGGTCTGAAGTTGAACACAAAAGATTTTGTAATTTAATCAAAGGAAAAAAGTTTTTCTGGCACTGCAATCATTCCGATCCCTATATTGGAAGTAAAGACTATCATATAACATGGCCTGATATCGATATGTTGTTGTGTATGCAACCAACTATCGATAGACAGCAAGATCCAGAACATTTGTTTTTGTGTCAAATGCGTAGTGTAGGCTATCACAGAGATTATCTAGCTGAATCACTTTACAACAATAAATTACTAAGACAAGGATTAGTAAGTTACAAAGAAGAACAAACGTCTGAATGGGATATACTTACCAAAAAATATTTACAGGATAGCAAAAAAGCACAGTTTGATAAACTATGGCGTAAAAAAATAAAAAAGTTTTTTCCACCTGAAGAATATAGATCAGACTTAGTATACAGCTATGAGGACAATCCACCCCCTCCATTGAAACTTTGGCAAAAATGCTGTTTTAATATTGTCACAGAAAGTTGGTTTGATGTAGAAATAAATAATAACACCCTACTAACAGAAAAAACCTATAGTTGTCTATTACACAGACAACCTTTTGTAATAATTGGTTATAAAAATGCAAACAAATTGTTAACAAAAGACGGTTATAAATTGTATGACAATATTTTTGATTACAGTTTTGATGAATTAGATACAATAGAAGAACGTATAGATAATTTAATAATGCAAATAAAAAAATTAGATAAAAATGTTTATAAACAAGCACAAGAAATTGCCTTACATAACCAAAAAGTATTTTTACGTAATGTCAAAAATGTTAGATTGCCTGACATATTCTTTGACGAAGAAGCTGTATGGTATCCTTCCGCAATAAAACATAAAGAAAAAATATTAAAATTAAAATCATATGTAGACAAGTTGTAAAATATGTGTTATGTTAGTAAAAATAGGAGTTTCGAATGCCATATGTAGATGCATTTTTTGACCGCGATGCTGACATTATTCGTGCTGTTGAGCGCAAAGATGGTGTAAGACGCTTTCAAGAATATCAAGCAAAATATACATTCTATTACGAAGATCAGCGTGGCAAATACAAAAGTATCTATGGCGATCCACTAACCAGAGTAGTGTGCAAGAACACAAAAGACTTCCGCAAAGAACTTGCTATCAATAAAGGCAAGAAAATGTTTGAGTCAGATGTGAATCCAATCTTTCAATGTTTAAGTGAAAACTATCTCAATCAAGATGCACCCAAACTGAATATTGCATTTTTCGATATTGAGACTGACTTTGATCCAGAGCGCGGCTTTGCTGATCCAAGTGATCCATTTATGCCCATTACTGCTATTACTGTGCATTTACAGTGGTTGGATGCACTTGTGACATTTGCATTGCCGCCCAAAACACTTACAATGCAACAAGCAAAAGAAGAATGTGCAGATTTTGAAAACACTTTCTTGTTTGATAAAGAAGGCGACATGCTTGAAGCGTTCCTTGACAGTATCGAAGATGCTGACATTATCAGTGGTTGGAACAGCGAAGGATATGATATTCCATACACTGTTAATCGTGTAAGTCGTGTATTAAGCAAAGACGATACAAGACGTTTTTGTTTGTGGCAACAGTTGCCTAAACGCAGAGAATTTGAAAAATATGGAAAAACTGCTGAAACGTTTGACACTATCGGAAGAGTCCATATGGACTATCTTGAATTATATCGCAAGTATACATATGAAGAACGTCATACATACAGACTAGACGCTATTGGTGAAATGGAAGTTGGTGAAAACAAGACTGTGTATGAAGGCACACTTGACCAACTTTATAACAATGACTTTAAAAAGTTTATCGAATACAACAGACAAGACGTTGCACTGTTAGACAAACTGGATAAGAAACTGAGATTTATTGATCTAGCAAACCAAATTGCGCATGACAACACTGTGCTGCTTCAAACAACTATGGGTGCAGTTGCAGTGACCGAACAGGCTATTGTTAACGAAGCACATAGACGTGGTATGCAGGTTCCTAATAGACGTGAACACGAAGGCAATACAGCAGCGGCTGGTGCGTATGTTGCGTTTCCAAAAAAAGGCGTGCATGAGTGGATTGGATCAATGGACTTGAACAGTCTGTATCCAAGTATTATTCGTGCAATGAATATGGGCCCAGAAACCATTGTTGGACAGATTAGATTAGAACTAACTGATGCAAGAGTGTTGGAAGATATGACACTTAAAAAGAAAAAATTTGCAGGCAGTTGGGAAGGTCGTTTTGCCACAGAAGAATATGATGCAATCATGGAGCAACGTAAAGATGTTGCGCTAACACTGGATTTGGAAGATGGCACAACACATGTATTAAGTGGTGCTGAAATCTACAAACTTATTTTTGACAGCAATCAACCATGGATGCTAAGTTCAAATGGCACTATTTTTACTACAGAAGTAGAAGGTGTTATTCCTGGATTGCTAAAGCGTTGGTATAGCGAACGTAAAGAACTACAAGCAATGCTTAAAAAAGCAAAAGATGCAAAAAACGATGCTGAAATTGAGTATTGGGACAAACGTCAGTTGGTTAAAAAGATTAACTTGAACAGTTTGTATGGTGCTATTTTGAATCCAGGCTGTAGATTCTTTGATAAACGCATTGGTCAATCAACTACACTGTCTGGCAGAACTATTGTAAAACACATGGCAGCAGAAGTTAACAAAGTTATTACTGGCCAATATGATCATGTTGGTAAAGCAATTATATATGGTGATACTGATTCTTGCTATTTCAGTGCATATCCTATCTTAAAGGAGGATATTAACAAAGGCATTATTCCTTGGGATAAAGATAACGTAATTACACTGTATGATCAAATATGTCAACAGGCAAACACTACATTTCCAGACTTTATGATGAAAGCATTTCATTGTCCAAAGTCCCGTTCGGACGTAATTGCAGCAGCAAGAGAAGTCGTTGCTGAAACAGGCTTGTTTATTACTAAAAAACGCTATGCTGCATTAGTGTATGACATTGAAGGATTTAGAGCCGATGTAGATGGCAAGCTAGGCAAAGTTAAAGCCATGGGCTTGGACTTGAAACGTAGTGATACTCCAGTGTTCATGCAAGACTTTTTGAAAGACTTACTTGACATGGTGCTACAGAAGAAAGAAGAAAAAGAAATACTTGATGCAATCAGCGAGTTTAGAAAAGAATTTAAAAATCGTCCGGGCTTTGAAAAAGGTTCGCCTAAACGTGCAAACAAAGTTGGACACTACAGACGCTTAGAAGAAAAGCAAGGCAAAGCTAACATGCCAGGACACGTTCGAGCAAGTCTTAACTGGAATACACTAAAGCGAATGAATGGTGACAATTACTCGCAAGAGATTGTGGATGGTATGAAGGTTATTGTTTGTAAACTCAAGCAAAATCCGTTGGGTTACACTAGTGTAGCATATCCAACAGACGAACTACGTCTACCAGATTGGTTCAAAGAATTGCCATTTGATGATGCGGCTATGGAAGAAGTTATTATTGACAATAAACTTGATAACTTGATTGGCGTGCTGAAATATGATATCGAAAGCACCAAACAAAAAACAACTTTCAACAGTTTATTTGAATGGGATTGAAAAAATGAAAGTAGGATTTACTTGTTCAACATTTGATTTATTACACGCAGGACATATACAAATGCTCCGCGAAGCAAAAGAACAATGTGATTATCTTATCTGTGGATTACAAATGGATCCAAGTGCAGATAGACCAGAAAAAAACGCACCTGTGCAAACCATTGTTGAACGATACACACAACTAAAAGGTGTTAGTTATGTAGATGAGATAATCCCATATGGCACTGAACAAGACCTAGAAGATATCTTGACAATGTATCACATAGATGTTAGAATACTAGGAGAAGAGTATCGTGAAAAGGATTTTACTGGCAAGGATATTTGCAAGAAGCGGGGTATCCAGCTACATTTCAACAAAAGAGATCACCGCTTCTCATCAAGCGACTTAAGAAAGCGAGTAGCAGAAAGGGAGAAAAATGCCACTACCTGAAGGACGTAAACCATTAACAGATGGTGATATGGTTATCTTGCTGCATAACATGGCAAGAAGTTTTGGAGAACGAGACAAACTTATGGAAGCTGAAATGCGACAGGTTGCTGATCGCTTTTCAGAACTAGCAAAGGCAGCAGGTGTTGCACAGCACAAGGCACAGCAAGGATGAGTAAAGCATTTTGGGAAGGTTTTAGAACTGGGTTTACTACAACCAGCAAATATGGTATTCCTATTGCACTTGTATTTGTGCTAGGACTAGCACTAGGCAGTTATAGTCATCCTTATGAAGTGTGTAAGCGCATGTATGATACACCGGAAGATATTAGTGAATGTGTTTGGATCAAGGAGAATCCGTAATGTGGATTTTATTAGTTGTTAGCTACATCGCAGATTATGATGAATATAAAGCTACAAAGTTTAACACCTATAACACTAATCAACAATGTGAAATAAACAGAGTAGTATTAGAAACAACATTCACAGAAGGCGAAAAGGCGGTCTGTGTATATGAATAAGTTTGTTTTTGATGTAGACGGAACACTTACACCAAGTCGTGGTAAAATGGACTATGAGTTTAAGGCATTCTTTAATACATTTTGCTTGGTCAATGATGTTTATCTTGTAACAGGTAGTGATAAAGAAAAAACTATTGAACAGATTGGTGAAACATACAACCTAGCCAAAGTTGTATACAATTGTAGCGGCAATGATGTATACAGTGCTGGTGTAAATGTTAGAAGCAAAGATTGGACAGCACCAAAAGAACTTATGGATCTAATGCATGGTTGGCTACAAGCAAGCAGTTTTCCTTTACGCACAGGTAATCACATTGAAGAACGTCCAGGCTGTGTCAACTTTAGTATAGTTGGTAGAAACGCCACACTAGGCGAACGTAAGTTATATATTAAACACGACATTGAAAATAAAGAACGTGAAAGTATTGCATTCCAGATAAACTTAGAGTTTCCAGAAATCACAGCCAAAGTAGGAGGAGAAACAGGTATTGATATCTATCCTACAGGTTGGGACAAAGGACAAATACTCGACGACTTCAATGACTTTGATCGCATTATTTTCTTTGGTGACAAAATGGAACAAGATGGCAACGATTATCCACTAGCAAAGAAGTTAAAACATCCTAGCAAAGCAATTGCTGTGAATGGATGGAAAGACACTTGGGAAAAGTTAAAAGAATATGCTTAAAATAGGTATTGCTGGATATGGGTATGTAGGACAAGCCCACCATCAAGCACTTAAAGAATATTATGAAATACTAATCAGTGATCCTGACAAAGGACACTATGACGATTTACGACATTGTGATGCTATTATTGTATGTGTTTCTACACCAATGAATGAAGATGGTAGTTGTGATATGTCTAACGTAGAAGCAGTGATCGATGATGCTAAAAATGTTCCTATTTTGATAAAAAGCACAATCAGCATAGAAGGCTGGCAAAATTTACGGACTAATTTTACTCATGATAAAATTTGTTTTTCACCAGAATTTCTAAGAGCAGAGTCAGCACTAGAAGATTTTAAAAATAATAGCACTATTCTTATTGGGGGCGATGATGTTGGCTTTTGGCAAGATTTGTTTCTAAACGCAATGGGCAATATCAATATCTTTACTGCGACACCGGAAGAACTTATTCTTGTAAAATATTTCCGCAACAGTTTTCTAGCAACCAAAGTTGCTTTTTTTAATGAAATTTATGACTTGTGTGAAAACACAAATACTGACTACAAAAAAGTAGCAGAATACATTGGCTTAGATCCTCGTATTGGATCAAGTCATACAACAGTAACCAGTGAGCGTGGATTTGGAGGACATTGTTTTCCAAAAGACGTAAGTGCTATATTAAAAACGGCAGCTAATTTTGATAAAAATCTAAATATACTTGAAGCTGCTAACAACTATAATAAAAGGATCAGAAAGTGATAGAAATAAAACCAGACCCGACCTTGAACGAACTTATAAAAATATTCAACCAACACGGTTTAGAGTTTTATATTAAAAAGCAAAAAGGGTCTATTATAAAAGTTCACTTTATGATCAAAGAGGAAGAAGAAAATACTTGACTTTCAATTACATATCAAGTATAATGAAACAATAGGAGTAAACTCATGCAGGATATTTTACAAGACATTGTGAGCCATACACATAAACTTGGCTTTATTACAACACTCAAAGTCAATGCTGACGAATACACAACCATCGAAAGCATGGCAGATGACAGAAGTGTCATTATGACAGCAACAACACATTCGCCAGTAGCTGAATTCTACAGCACATTTGGCATGCCTGACTTAGGCAAACTTGCATATCATTTGAACAATCCAGAATACAAAGAAAATGCAAACATTGATGTAGTTGAGGCAGAACGTAATGGCGAAACTATACCGACACACATTCATTTTGAAAATGCAGCAGGCGATTTTAAAAATGATTATCGCTTTATGAACAAAGCTATTATCGAAGAAAAACTAAAAAGTGTAAAGTTCAAAGGCAACAGCTGGGATGTGGAAATTCAACCAAGCATGGCTGCAATTGCACGTATGAAACTTATGGCAGGAGCGCACAGTGAGGAAACTGTATTCCAAGTTAAAACAGAAGATGGTAATCTAAACTTTTACTTTGGTGACGAAGCAACACACGCAGGTTCATTTACATTTGCACACGGAGTCGAAGGCACATTAACACATACATGGGCATGGCCAGTTGCACAAACCATTGCTATCTTGAACTTGGATGGTGATAAAACTATGAGCATCACAGACCAAGGCGCTATGAAGATTTCAGTAGACAGCGGCATGGCAAAATACGATTACATTCTACCAGCACAACAGAAATAATGAAGATTAACCTTACCGAAACACAGAATGACTATGCTGTGTTCCTTCCAAGTATAAGTGGTTTTTATGCTACATTTGTAGGAAAACAACGTTTTGGAGAATACGTTGATCCTGCTAGAGTTCCTACAGGTATCGGTGGAGTAGAAGGTTTAAATTTTTTAAATCCAGATAAAGGAGCGTTCCACTACAAGTGGGCACTCTATTCTGCAGGACACGCAGAACTTGATACAAACAAGTTCAGTGAAAAAGAAGACATGTTGCGTAACCGCGACAGAGATAATTCATGGCTACTTGGTGACTCAGGTGGTTTCCAGATTGCAAAAGGCTTGTGGGAAGGCGACTGGACTGATCCAAACTGTCCAAAGGCTGCTAAAAAGCGTGAACTAGTTGTAAACTGGATGGAAGAATACATGGACTATGGAATGATGTTGGATATTCCAACTTGGACATTCCAAGATCCTAAAGCAGCAAAAGCAGCAAACATTCACAGTTATCAAGATGCAGTAGATGCAACACACATCAATGCAAAATACTATATGGCTAATCGCCGCGGCAACTTTAAAGTGCTAAATGTTCTACAAGGTAGCAATCATGCTGACGCAGACAGTTGGTATGACGAATTTAAGGATTATTGTGATCCAAAAAAATATCCAGACACACACTTTAATGGTTGGGCAATGGGTGGACAGAACATGTGTGATGTGCATCTTATCTTAAGGCGCCTTGTGCATCAAATACATGACGGGTTGCTTGAAGAAGGGTTACACGATGTTATGCATTTCTTGGGCACAAGTAAACTAGAATGGGCTGTATTACTTACAGACATACAACGTGCAGTCCGTAAGTATCACAATAAAAACTTTATGATAACATATGACTGTGCATCACCGTTCCTTGCAACAGCAAATGGACAAGTTTATCATACTATTAGGTTAGACGACAGAGGCAAATGGAGTTATATGATGGGTCCAAGTGCTGATGACAAAAAATATTCAACTGATACACGGTTGTTTAGTGATGGAGTAATGGCTGATGGTGTGTTTGAAAACTTTGAAGATTCGCCTATCAGCAAACATTGCAGTATGAAAGACATTTGTATCTATAAACCAGGTGATCTCAACAAGATTGGCAAAGAAGGTAAAACCAGTTGGGACTCATTTAGCTATGCATTGCAAATGGGTCACAATGTTTGGATGCATATTGAAAGCACTCAACGTGCTAACGAACAATACGATGCTGGACTGTTTCCATACATGCTTATCAATGACAAAGACTTTCCTGGTTGGGGCATAGTCAAATTTAGAGAAGTAGTTGACGAAATTTTTTCTTTACAAAATAGAGAAAAAAGTTTACAATTAATAGACAAGTATAGTAAATACTGGATGCATGTAATTGGAACTCGGCTAAACATTGGTAAAAAAACTGTAAATGCAAGCACAATGTTTGGAAAATTATTTGAGGAGTTATAAATGGTAAATCCACAAACACTTAAATCACATATCCAAGAACTTAAAAGAAAACATAGGAATTTAGATGACGAAATAAGTGAATTGGAAAAACATTTTAATGTAATGGATCAAATAAGAAAACTGAAAACTGCAAAACTTTGGTATAAAGATGAAATATATAGATTGGAAAAACAATTATATCAATTGGAGAACGGCTTAAATGGATTCTGAAGAAAAAAGATTACGTTTAGAGGCTATCGAAATGGCACTTGAAGATATTGAAAATATTATTTCAACTATGGAAGAAAAAAATTATCCCAAAACAGAAATAAATGAATACTATAAAAAACGTTGGGATTTATGGAATGAACAGTATAGGACAAAAAAAGCATGAAACGACCTTATGATCAAGAAGTAATAGACATCGACAATGAACAGGTTGCATATTTTGTTGGCACAGAGGTAGAATGCACTCCACAACAAGGTAAAAAAACATTATTTGTTGTAGGTGTGCAAGAAGTTGAAGAAATTATTCAAATTGCAACCTTACAAGGTTGTAAACACATTTATCTTGGTGCTAATATGAGCTATCAGCCTGACGAAGCATATGATAGCATGGTCTTTCCATTATTGAAGGAAGGATATTGGGTAACTTTAGATTTTGATATTGAGCATACAGAGTGGATCTTAGAATCTGGTTATACAGAACACAATAGATTTATTCCTATGTTGAGTGCTAAGATTCCTTATATTGAACAGTTAGGATACAATGCTTGTTTGAAAATCGATGACAAAGATTTTGATGCAACTAATCCAGGAGTTTGGGTTCATAAGATTCATGATTTAAAAAAGGAAGAAAGATTTACTCATTGGTCTAAATACACTACAGA